AATGAAAATAAAGACAAATAAGACAAATAAGACAAATAAGACAAACAAGGGTAAAAGAAATAATGCACGCAAGACATATAAGAGGGGGCGGACATTGCGAAAATCTAATAAACTAAGAGGTGGACAGGAGAGGCTGTCTTATGATCCATCCCCATTTTGGGATACGATAATTCCACCTGCAGAGCGCGAACCTATTGTTAATCAATTGAACTACCTTATCAGTGGCAGTTCCGAAAAAAGGGCTCTACTTTGCGAAGAAGTTAATAATTTAATCCCTGCATTTCAGAACAGTCCATATGTTCCAATTGAACTCCCGGAACCAGTAGCTAAGGAAAATGGACGAACCCAGTACGTTATAGGCGGAATTTCTTATTTCGTAACAACCGACGATGATGCCGCCAGGCTAAAAGAAAGATTGCAGGGCAATGCTATCGCAATTTGGAACGAATGCCGCAATATGACGTGCGCAGCCCTTATGCTTTTTGGGATAATATCATCCAAGCTACAGAGTAGCGGCAATCAATTTATAATAGTAGCAAGAGGTGGGTTGGGCATCGCACTTGCAAGTTCTCAACTACCCGACGATAAGATGATGATGATTCCAGTAAGAGACTTGGATTTTAAAGTTATAAAGAACCCAACGACCGCTAAGAGTAAATATGACCCATGGGCTGCAGGAGCCCTTGCTCAAAACACATGTTCTATTGTTCAATGGTTTTTAAAACAAATCGTAAGCGACGGTTATGATATATTACTTGGTTCCCCCCAAACCGCCAACCCGGTGGGACATGATGCTATTGTTAAAATAAGTGTAAGACCCCCGTCTGGCGCGTTTTTCCCAATTTTGGATATTGCGTTTGGTTATGCACAGGATATGCAGTACTATAATGGACTGTCAGAGATTTCAGGGTTTGTGCCTATTGGAGGAGGCGCACAAATGCAGGTTAGCTTTATATTTCAGAATGTTCATCTTATGTTAACCGAAAAACTGTATTTTTATGCGCAATATTTATTTCTTAGAGATCAACTCGCAAATCCCGGGTATATAAACTCTTTTAAATCAATACGCAATAAACGAGATACAACGCCGTTTGGCACTATAGCATATGTTCGGCATTATGGGGCGATAACGTTCAACGGCGAACCAATAACCATTGAGCAATGCGATTGGTTTTTAGAAAAATTCCAACGATCAATAAATCTGCTAACTAACATAATTGTAGCAGCAGACGAAACCGCAATACACGGATTGGCCTCAAAACAAAACCAAGTTTTCTATTCTATGCCACCATTACCAAGTGAGTTACGAATCAGAGTTGTACAGAGTTTATACCCACCGGCAGCCTAAGGCGTATATAACTACATTATATAATGAATAAGCAGACATTATATAATTAAATACCCACACCGATTTAACGGCCCGTCCACACCTTTACCGCGCGCGCCGGTACTCTCCCTTGTTTTAAATCTTCCATGTAAGCGTCAAACGAGTACTCAAACCCCCTATAGTGTTTGAATATGCTCCCAAACAGCCCCTTGTTTATGCCCACGCGCGGATTTTCTCTACTAAATAAGCAGCCGAGTATTCTCTCCAAACAGCACCTATCGGGTCGCGTTTTAACTGTATCAACAAGGGATGATATCCCATATTTTTTCTCCAGGCCGACCAGAAACCGGTGATTTATATATGCCTGGCAACCAAAACATCCATACCACTTGGCACGCGGCACTTCTAACACAAGCGTTTTCATGTCCTTTATACACAACGCCTTGCAAACGTCATAGCTGTAGTTTAGGTTCCCAGCAATGCTTAGCGTGTTGCCCAGATTTTCTGCATCTTGCTCAAAAATCCACAACGGCATTACTTTTTCGCCCCGCAAGAATTCAAAATTAATTCTTTTGTGAATAAAAACACTATCGTGCAGTATTATCGCATTTTCAAAATACTTGTTTCTAATATAGTAATAGTATGGTAGCAGTTCTCCGCGGCCAGGAAACTCCGACTGTACGATTTCAATGTTTTTATAATTAAAATCCGCCTTTACAAACTCTTGCTTGCTATTGTCATCTATGATAACAATTTTTACGCGGGGGTATAAAGTCCTTATCAATTTAACAGAATGGTTCCAATATCTGTTTGTACTTTCAGAATTTACGTGCCTTGTAATTATAAATCCAAATAAGTTCATAATATATGCAAATATTTTTGTATTATGAACTGTCACCAAAATTTTAATTATTCATTCGTGCTACATATAGGACGGAATACTATCAATATCTATCACATCCGATGGGATCTCTCCCTTAAACTCAGAAAACGCGTTAAACTCCGGGCGTTCTAATTGCGCCTGGGGGGTATGATTGTGCACACATCTTGCAATCATTTTATATAATTTGAACTCGGGGTAACGATCGGTCCCATCATTTTTATATAACATATTTATGCCCTTATCGTCTAAACACCACTCCAGAATCAGACGTTTAATTGGATCCTTACATTTTTTAATAAGCCGGATATCATCAACGTCGTCAATAACATAATCAAATATGGAGCATGCCAGGCGGCATAAATCAAAGCTAAAGTTGGGCTCCAATCTCGGTTTCTTCTCGTTTAGATATGGCTCGGTGTTATATTGCGTTGCAGCATCGCCGCCTGTTTGAAAACTATCACTGCAAAAAAGCTTTCCGTCGTACTTATAAATACTTCTTCCGAAATCAATAATCTTAAATATGCGGCCAAATGTGGGCACCTTGTAGTGTTTCTTCTTGTAGCAATAGTAAATAAACTTTTTGTCGGTATGATTGTACATCACGTTATTAGAGTGCAGGTCATTGTGTGTTAGCCCGAATGCCTTTTGATATGTTATTAGCATCATGACTATTTGCATAAGGGCCGAATACCATTCCTGTGTTGTCAGCTCATTATTCAGAATTAAATTGTCAAACGTATCTTCGCAGTTTTCCATGCATATGATTTGAACAGGGAATTTCTCAATCCTTGCACATATTTGTTCTTCCTCGTATGAACCGCTTCCAGAGTCGGATGCGTCATCCTCCCATTCGCTGTCCTCCTCACTCCTATTATCTGGCGCATTTTCGTCTGTACCAGTTTCATCATGCACAGCATCATCTCCGCGGTCCTCGTTTTCTGTATGCGACGATCTTGACGAGCACGTTGAGTTGGATTTTAATGTTAGCTGTTTGGCATCGGCGTTCCCCTGCGGACCGGCATTTGTTAAGTCAACCAAGTCGCACAACTCAACGGACAGGTCCTTCAGATCATTCAGGTTCATTGTATTTTCTTCAAAAACGCCATCAAATATTTTATTATCAAACGATGCGATGGACATTTGTGACCGTGCGCTTGTATTGTGTTCTATGGTAATTGGTTTTAGTTTTTGAGTTTCATTTTGAAACAGGTGATCATAGTCGTCAATTTTAAAGAGCTTATTTTTATTTTTGTTGAAGAATTCTGAGTTGTTTAAATATTCAATATCGTCAAAAACATTGATTGTAAAATTGTTCTTTATACCTAAAAACGAGCCGTAATAGTCCACGCCATGCGGGAAGTTATGCGCATGCATTAAATTACTTGTTAAAAACACAAACAACCCATCAACATATGCCGCGTTGTTTGGGTCAAGAAACTTTGTGTTACAGTCCGAAGACGATGATGTTAGCTGCGGCAATGCAAACAGTTTGTCGTCGGCAACATCGTACTTGCCAATTAAATACTTGTATGGATCTAATAGGGGCGCCATTTTCACAAATACATCCTTGTCCTTGGCCTTGCCTGTTGTCGCGTTCTTTAGTTTGCATTTAAATATATGATGGTCGTCGCTATCTGGTCTGGCTACAGACGAAATATGCCACTTGTGATTAAGGTTAATATTGTTAAAGTTGGTATCATTTAAGGAGAAGAATCGCTGGTAAACTGGGATGTAATTCTGCGCGGCAGAGAGAAATAACGAGTCAGAAGACTCTAAACCTTTAAAGAGTTCAGCGTTTTTTCGTTTTTGATAGTTGACCAACATACTTTAGCTATTTAATATATAAATTATATGTATTTTTAACTTATTATAACCCTTAATAACAATCTTATTACAGTCTCTAATTACAATAGCAAATATTCCGTTATTTACACCGCCAATTATTCTAAATTGGCTTATATTGTCTAAATTTGATTCAATAGATTATGAGGTCCGCCCTTAACATTCGTTTAAAAGATTAAATTTTAATTTCTAAATTATTTAAAATGACATTAGAATTGAAGAAGTTTGATATGAAAAGTATTAGCTTCAAACCAAATGAAAATAAGGGGCCTGTTGTAGTTTTGATTGGCAAGAGAGATACAGGCAAATCATTTTTGGTAAGAGATTTGCTTTATTATCAACAGGAAATCCCGATAGGAACCGTTATTTCCGGAACAGAAGAGGGTAACGGATTCTACGCTAAGATGGTTCCAAAATTATTCGTCCATAATGAATATAATACCGCTATTATTGAAAATATATTGAAAAGACAGCGGACAGTCCTTAAACAAATTAAGAAGGAAATGGAAACATATAAACGCAGCACGATTGACCCGCGCGCGTTTGTCATTTTAGATGACTGCTTATATGATGCAACCTGGACCCGAGACAAGATGATGCGTCTGCTGTTTATGAATGGCCGTCATTGGAAGGTAATGTTAGTGATTACTATGCAGTACCCGTTGGGTATTCCACCAACTCTCCGTACAAATATTGATTATGTTTTCATTCTTAGAGAGAATTATATTGCCAATAGGAGGCGTATATATGAAAATTATGCGGGTATGTTTCCGACGTTTGAGAGCTTTTGCCAGGTAATGGACCAATGCACCGAAAACTACGAGTGCCTTGTAATTAATAACAATTCCAAATCAAACAAATTGCACGACCAGGTTTTTTGGTACAAGGCCGATAATCATGGCGACTTTAGGTTGGGATCAAAGGAATTCTGGGAACTGTCTAAGGGTCTCAAGGATGAAGAGGAGGAGGAGCAATACGACCCAAGTGCAGTGAAAAAGCGCGGGGGCGGCCCCAAGATTAGTGTTAAGAAGTCAACTAAATGGTAAAATAATATTATGCAATTGATTATATTATTTTATTTATTGGTATGTATTGTTGATTATACGTTATAAGAGGTGAATGTGTTTGAATTATCACTATACCCATCACGTTGTTTTCCACATCGGGTAGTGAACGCGTACCAATTAGAAGTCGGTTGAACCCGTTTCCAGATTGCATCATTCGCATAAAGCCAATGTTGGTTTGTGGCCCTTAAGGGTGGAATCCCCTCCGCATAGAGACCTATTAGGGTGTCATAAAAGGAATTGTGTACAATGTATCCGGATGCTGTTTGAGCCTCTAAAATTTTCTGGATAAAGGGATACAAGGTTGGTTCGGATCGTTGAATATTATAAGAAATCATCAAAACGGTATATGGAATATTAGCCTGAAAGAATTGAGCAAGTTCATGCTCAAATGCTTCTGGTTCAATAACAAAGTAGAAGTCGTCTTCTAAAATGAGCACTTGTTCGTAATTGCGCGCCTTAGCCAATTTTAAAACCTCCAAGTGAGACATTGCACAACCTACATTTCCTTGAGGGGGGGTATGGATCGCTGCAAATCTTTCGGATTTGTCGTATAGGTTGAAACGTTGGAGCTCCCCTACAATTTGCGTTCGTCTGTCATCCCTTTTATCGAGGTTGATATAGAATACGCGCGAGAGATTATGAGACATATTAATATATTAAATTGTGGTTACCTTTAAATTAATATATAGGTACATTCATATTTATTTATCATGGCAAGCAAATCAATCATGATGTGTGGTTGGACGACTATTTGAAATAATATAACGTTTGCGCGCGATATATTATTTAAATTATTTGTAGCTTTATTTAGAGATTTATTTATTCCTTTTTGCCGGCAAACGGACCGCTTACTAACTGACTTGCGCCATTGTCCGTTTTGCCTGCTACGATATTATCACCTTCAAACAATTCCATGCAAATGTCGGCGGTAGAGATGTTCTCGTTCTCCTTAAGCGCGAACTCTTGTGTATTTGCATTGCTAACACCCACCAAGTTGCCCTGTTCATCAATGGTTTGAGTCAATGTATTTCCAGACTTCTCCGCGGACTTGATATTCTCCTCAATCGCCTTCTGTTTTGATTCCTTGACGCGCTGCTCAAATGCGGTCTTGGCGTTTGACTCATTCTTGTTCTTTTCGCTCATTAGCTTGTTGAGTTCCTCCTCCATATATTCTACACGCCCAGTCTTATATGCCTCTGGTTCCCACGGCATCCACATTCCAATAGGTCCAACATAAACATCATGATTGGGGTCAATTTCTCGCAACATCTTGCATCTCAACTCCGCCTCCTCTTGAGTTGGGTAGGAACCGCGAATCTTCAACCCTCGCGTGTTGGTTTGGAAGCTGTGCGCAATATCAAATTGCTTCTGCAACTCGTCCTCATTATTGTCAATAAAGGTCTTGTATTCGTCCTCAATCCCAACCTTGGCCAGAGTCTCCTTCTCCTCCTTAACGTAGTCCTTGAAATCATTTGAAATGTCGTCAAACGAAAGGTTGTATTTATAAGAAACAAAGTTAAGGAACTGAAGGAACTTCTCCATTGACTTGTTAAATTCCCATTTCTTTAGGAACTCTTCAAAAAAGAAGACGGCCTTCTCCTTCAAAACTTTTTCGGGTGAACAAAATGAAACACATACAAACTTCTGCCCTGCAATCGGCTTGTCCTCCTCCAGTAAATCAACATACTTCGGGTTTGGTTTTCCATTAACCTGCTTTCTTTCAAACCCAGCCTTGTCAGAATTCTTTCCTTTAGAACGATCCATTTAGTTAATTATCTTATTTGATTTTAAGTTTTTTATCGCAATATATATATTTTTTTCTTTTTATTTATTATAATGAACAGTTTGATTAACGTCGCCGAACTTGTTAAGAGAGTCATTAAGTATCTTGTTGAGGGTTTGATGGTTGCGATTGCCGCATATGCCATCCCTAAACGTTCCTTAAATATTGAGGAGGTTATTTTGATTGCCCTCACTGCTGCCGCCACATTCAGCATCCTTGATACATATATCCCCAGCATGGGTGCCACCGCCCGCTCTGGCGCTGGTTTTGGTATTGGTGCTAACTTGGTCAAGTTCCCCGGAGGATTCTAAGTTGACTTAATATGACATTCTCATAATCACATAAGCATAATATATTTAATCTAAGTGTAATATATTATGGCAAGACAGATGCACACTCGTACGAGACACGCAAAAAAAAGTGCGAGAGCACGACGCGGAAGAAGTCTTAGTAGACGGCGGACAATGAAGCGGCAAAGTAGCCGTAAACAGCGTGGAGGAAGATGTTTTGGTAATGGGGTCGGCGCAAATACAGGCGATCCAAACTTTTCAATTTATAACACTCGTGCGCTACAATTGTTCCCCTATAAGCCGGCGAATTAAACTTTATATAAGAGATCTTATATTGTATGTATAAACTCCCAGTCCAATTCTTCGCAGATCTTTTTCCAAATAACGTCCTGTTCTATTCTTTTTTCCTTGTCTTTTAACATTGGAAAAAAGGCTAAATATGTTTCTTCTCCCAATAGTTCACAGAGTTTATATGCGGTATAATAATAATTCAGGAAATTAACCCGATCATCAGGGCAAAACTTGGAATAGGGGGCCTGTAAATCGGTAAACAGATTGCACAATGTTTCCTCTAATTCTTGAGACATGATGGGTGGTTTAATTCCCAATTTATCTTTAATAAATGGTATATGCTCATAGTATTTGTTATATCCCAGTTTTTTAAGAACCTCTTTGGTTTTCCCATTTGTAATTTGCGATATCTCTATTCTCTCTTTTTTAATTTGGAGCTTTATATTTTCAATCACATCCGGCGGAATTTGCGTGGTCTCCTTTCCCTGGAACTGCGCCAATATCTCCTTGAAATGGTTAATGCGCTTGTATGCGTAAAAGCAGACCTCCTTGGGTGGTTCCTTGTAAGACGGCTTTTCATTTTCAATCAAATAAGGAATGCTTCTGGAGCAATTATTGCACACTAAAATACCCTCGTCTTCCAGTGGTATTAGTTCGCCCTTGTGGCATACTTTGCATACGTCCGTTTGGCATACAAACGTGTTTACATCAAGAAAACTATCATCAATATTACTTAAATATTTTTGAACAATATTGCTGGTTTCCTTCTGTGACGAACTGTCTGCATCAGGGTCTTGTTTAATTTTGAAAAAGGTATTTACCAGTTTAGACTTATTTGTTGCGGACTGATATTTACTTCCAACAGAAATATCCTTTTTGTTTTCAAAATACTCAAAAATAAACTTGGAATTGTCCAAAAAGTATTCCTTTTTCTTGGCATTGATCTCTCTTATTCGGGTTGTTATTTCCGCAACCTTGTCCTCCAACTCTATTCGGCCTTCCAGAGTAAGCTCGTCGTATTCATTTAATAGCTGGGTTTTTAGTTCGCGGCGCTCAGTCTTCAGTTCAGGTATAACATCAGTCTCATCATTTGTAAACTCTGTCAAAAACTCCTTATGCTTTGTGTCAAGAGTAACTGCCGTTTTCTTATTAAACTTAATTTTTTTAATAGACTTTGGCTTAAAATTCGGCATTCCCCTCTTAAGTATTTTAAATAAAACCTGTTTAATTGATAATAGAGAGAATATATTTATTATTTATCTCTCTATTATTTCCTATTCCCTGTTTCCCAAAGTGGGAACCAACTAACATGTGCATGCAAAAAGACTTAAAATTAAATGAACAATTATATTATACAATTATATGTACTTTCTTGTTGACACTGTCCGTAAAATACTATTTGGATGGTCTGCTAAATGTGGGTGCAGTCATATTAAACGAATTTTCTATTTTCTAAAAAATAAAAAGGAAAATGCCGTTATTCATGGCGATAAAGACTATAGTAAGCTACCGCGCGACATTGAAAAGTATACGACAATAATAATTAGCAGAAGCCCATATGAGAGAATCGTATCTGGATTTTTGGATAAATACAAGCCAAGCGGAGGGTTTAGACACCTATGGAAACACGACACTATTACATTTGCCAAATTTGTAGAAGAATTGGTTAAGGGTGACTGGAATATGGTTGAAAAACACCATTTTACACCCCAAACAACTGAACAGTTCAATAAAAATATTATGTTGTCTAAGTGCATTAAATGCTATGATATTAAGGATATTGATTACAAGTACATAGAAGAGTTATATAATGTAAAAATACCAGAAACAATATTAAACAAAAGAGAAGGGCACGAAAGAAAAAATTATAGCGAATCTATTGACCACCTGGTATGTGATTTAGAGATGACGCAGTATTACAATTTCAACGTGAATAGTAAGTACTTTTATAATGAAGAATTAAAAAACAAGGTATATAACTTTTATAAAAACGACTTTATCTTTTTTAGTGAATTGGGATTGGAGTACACCACGCATGAGTTTTAACAATATGTGTTGTATTGAATTGACACTCACAGCAAAAGAAAGAGTTAAAAATCACGTAATGTTTTCTATAATTTAAGTAAATGGATCTGAAAGTTTCCTTGGAGTCCTTAAAAGATTTAGAAAATGACAATGTAAAGGTTGACGTTATAACGTTTCAAAAAATGATCCTTGTGTTTAATTCTATAGAGCAGGGATGGTCTGTAAAGAAACGAAACGGATCTTATGTGTTTACAAAGAGTCATGAAAATAAAAAGGAAGTACTTGAGGATACATATTTGATGAAATTTATGAAGACCAATTTAGATCTGAATAAAATTATTTCTTAGGCAATTATTATTTTTGCAAAATTTAAATTAAATCAAATTAAATTAATTACATTTTAATTAAATTAATTTCCAAAAAATTTTTTTCTTTAGCAACTATATAAAATGGGAGGTGGATTAATGCAACTCGTCGCCTATGGCGCCCAAGACGTTTACCTTACTGGTAATCCTCAGATCACTTTCTGGAAAGTTACTTATCGCAGATACACTAACTTTGCCATCGAGTCTATTGAACAGACTTTCAATGGCCAGGCCGATTTCGGTCGTCGCGTGCAATGCGTGATCTCCCGTAACGGAGACCTTGCATACCGCACCTACCTTCAGGTGACTCTTCCCGAGATTAACCAACTTATGGGTCTCGGAAACTACAGCACCTCCGGTAACCAGGGTGTGTATGCCCGTTGGTTAGATTTCCCCGGTGAACAGCTCATCGCCCAAGTTGAGGTTGAGATTGGTGGCCAACGCATTGACCGCCAATACGGTGACTGGATGCACATCTGGAACCAGCTCACAATGACTTCTGAGCAACAACGCGGATACTTCAAGATGATTGGTAACACCACCCAACTTACCTTCATCACTGATCCCTCTTTCTCTGAGGTTGAGTCCCCTTGCGACTCCTTGGCCCCCCGCCAGGTGTGTGCCCCCCGTAACGCCCTTCCTGAGACCACCTTGTACGTGCCTCTTCAGTTCTGGTTTTGCACCAACCCCGGCCTTGCCCTCCCCTTGATTGCCCTTCAATACCACGAGGTCAAGATCAACCTTGATATCCGCCCCATTGACGAGTGCTTGTGGGCCGTTACCACCTTGAACTGCAGCTCCGGCCCTGCCTTCAACTCTGCCAACCAATACTCCGTTGGCCGCCCCGTCCCCGCCACCATTGCCTACAACCAGTCTTTGGTCGCTGCCTCCCTCTACGTTGACTATGTGTTCTTGGACACTGATGAACGCCGCAGAATGGCCCAGAACCCCCACGAGTACTTGATTACTCAGCTCCAGTTCACCGGCGACGAGTCTGTTGGTTCTTCCTCCAACAAGATCAAGCTCAACTTCAACCACCCCGTGAAGGAGCTTATCTGGGTTGTCCAGCCCGATCAGAACGTTGACTACTGCTCGTCTTTGACTTGCGATGCCCTCTTGTTCAAGGTCCTTGGTGCCCAACCCTTCAACTACACTGATGCCATTGACGCCCTCCCCAACGCCGTCCATGCCTTCGGTGGCCCCGCCTCCATCGCGGCCGACTCCCGTGCATTCATTGATGCCAACGGTATCTTCCAGGATGCAGGTGCTCTTGACTACATCCCTGCCTCTGGTTTCACCGGATACTGGCACGGTCCCTCCAACCCCTACAACGAGGTCAACCTCGGTGGTATTGCGGTTCCTACCCCCGTCGGTGCCCCCGCTGACTACGTTGCCCAGGTCGGTTCCCACCTTGATAACTCAGGTGTGTCTGATGCCGGCACCTTCGTGCTCACTGAGACATCTTTGGACATGCACTGCTGGGGCCAGAACCCCGTTGTCACCGCTAAGCTCCAACTTAACGGCCAGGACCGCTTCTCTGAGCGTGAGGGAACTTACTTCTCCTTGGTCCAACCTTACCAGGCGCACACCCGTAACCCTGATGAAGGTATTAACGTGTACTCCTTTGCCCTTCGCCCTGAGGAACACCAACCCAGCGGAACATGCAACTTCTCCCGCATTGATAACGCCACCCTTCAGCTTGTGCTCTCCAACGCCACCGTTGAGGGTACCAAGACTGCCAAGGTGCGTGTGTATGCCACCAACTACAACGTCCTCCGTATCATGAGCGGCATGGGTGGTTTAGCGTATTCCAATTGAGCGGGTTGGGTTGTCTTCTCAAATTTATATATATATATTTGTATTCAAACTATTTAAATAAATCCATATTATATAACTTATAATATGAATAAAATTGATTCGTATCAAAATGGTCCATTCTTAATTACATCTAATATTATGAAACCGGTATATTCCACAAACAAAGAATTATTATGTGGCGTTATTGAATATAATAATAAGATATACCTTGTTGATTTAAGTGATAAGGATAAAATTATAAATTTTAATAAAAGCTTTGTATTTGCAAATAGTGATGACAATTATCCATCTTATTCTTATAACTATAAAAGATTCAATTATTTAGATTTTATATTCTCATTTAACAAAGAATCTGTGCATTATGTTTTCAAAAATGGTAACCCAATGGATCTTAGAAGATGCAATGTAGAAATATATCATTGGTATCATAAAAATATTGTTGATAAATGTGAGCAAATTGAATACATTAATGGTCATTATTTGAGTATGGGACAAGACGCAAATATTATGAAAAATCCTATTTGGAAAGTAAAAGAAAATGATAATGCGTATTTATTAATGTATTGCGAAAAGGACACACTTTGCAAATTGTGTATTGAAAGCTATCAAAAGGTATTAGACTATGAAATAAATCAAAATAATGGAAAAAAGGTTACTTGGTATAAACATCAAAATGGATACATTTGTAGTTCAATTGGATTATTTATACATCAAATAATTACTGGTTGCCATGGAAATGGAAAGGGAACAAAGAATATTAGTGTTGACCACATAGATCAAGACCCATTAAACAATACGATAGCAAATTTAAGAATTGCTACGCGGAAAGAACAAGAACAAAACTCAAAGGGCGTCAAAGATGGGACTAAAAGAGAAAGAAAACACAGCGCGCAAGGGCTACCAGAAGGTATTACACAGGAAATGATGAAAAAATATGTTGTTTACTACACTGAATGGTTAGATAAAGAACATACAAAAAGGAGAGAATTCTTTAAGGTTGAGAAACATCCAAAACTGGATAAGCACTGGATGTCGTCAAAATCAAACAAAATTTCTATTCAAGAAAAATTAAAGCAAGCTAATAAAATTGTAATAGACTTAGAAAATGATATTTACCCAGAAAAAGAATGTCATCAATTACCAAAATATGTGTCTTTAATACATGCAAGAGGAAAACCTCATTTATTATTTGAAAAAAATTATAATGAAAAAAGGATGAATTTGAAAATGGTTTTACCCGAAGATTATGATATACATGAACAAATAATGGTGTTAAAAACGAGGGTTTGTGAAAAATATAATATGGAGAATCTTTTATAGGAAACGGGTTTATATTATATTATAATAAAAAATTGAAATGCTAATGCTTACATTATCCAATGCAAATCAAATCAAATCACCTTATACAATTTAGAAAATGAACCGTTCCGACGAGACTTACACGTTTAAATTCAAGCTTGTTTATACGACAAACACTAAAAATTATACCTTCAAATCGGATATATCCATAAGAGAGTTTATTTGCGAGATTTTACAACGAGCTCCAGCCGATTTCAATTTGAATTGCAACGAGGGCATTGCGATTGCAGAAATGGGACAATTTGATAATATTTATGGCCATGATGCCGAACTTGCTCCAGCACTGGAGGAATCGGACTGGACACTCAGAGAGTTTTATAGAAACAGACATAAATCCACATCATTTTACATTAGAAAAAATCGTTTATCGTAATATTATTTTAGACACGTTAAAAATTGAAAAAATTAGATTACATAATGCACAATTGCACATATTTGTACATTTATTTTTTACTCCTCCCTACTATACGGCGCAAACTCGTCATCTTCATCCGAGTCCTGGTTAACGTTCTCATCGTCTTCCACATCATCCTCAATTTCTACATATTTGTTGTCACGCCAAATAACTTTGTGCGTATTAAACAACCGATTCATATTTATAATTTCCGGCTTCTCGGTTTCCGCAGTAAACAACTTCATAATCTGTTCGTCGTCGCGAAACCGCACTGTATAAGTTTGCTGTATATTGTTTCTCCCAATTCGCCCCATCGCCTGAATAATCTTCTCCTGTGTAAGATTCAGGTCCTTGCTCAAAAACCCGTGACAGAACTGATAATTGGTGCCATAAATATAGTCGCTTGATGCAATAATCATATACAGCTTTTGCTCATCCGCGAGCCGTTTCATAATCTCTGTATACGTAATATTGTCGTGATTAATAAACACACCAATCCCCATTAACAAGAGAATTTTCCACGCATTGTCTACACCATTGAGCGCCATGATATCGCACACAGTCTGTTCGTCAATATTACTCGTAAATGCTCCAGCAGAGTCAATCCCGGCCGCCCATTTGTCCAGATGCATTTTTCTATTAGGAATAAAGGTGTCATTTAAACTTGCAGATCTAATCATTGACCTATAGGCATTAATCTGCTCAGTCAACTTTGAGAGGACACCCTTATTTTCATACTCGGCCGGAATGTCCTTGCTAAGCTTCTTGGGGTCCTTGTTTGATTTACTTCTACCAGTTACTTTGTGTCCACCACCAAACCCGGAAACCTCATTCTTCACGCGCTTATCGGCATTTTCTTTGATAGTTTCTACTTCAGATTCTAATGCATGTAGTTTTTCATTGATAACGTTATTGTAGTCAATCTTCTTCATGATATCATCTAAAACGAGAGCAGGAATATTTGCCTGTTGCACGCAAAACTTGGCAATTTTCTCAACGTCATTAGAGATGAAGATGGTGGGGCCATCTGTTAAGCTATACGCGTCCTTTGTGGTAACATATACACCCGAAGTACCCACTGCCTGGGGTGCTGTAACCGGCTTGGCACGCGGTATTTGTTCGCTCGCTAACCGCGTAATTGGCTCCCCTCCTCGAGCCCCAATTGCAGAACCCGGAGTTGGTCCAAAACTGTGCGCCTTTGCAATCTTGTTCCCCTTTGCATCTATGCCGGTATTTTCCAAAATACGCGGACACCTGGTCTCCTTGAAATGGGTATATATTTGTGGCCACTTATCAGGCGTAATATTCTGCAGAAGAGTAATGTAGTACATCTTCACGTTTTTCATGTTTATATCATCCAGCGTCTCAAAATGTCGCTCTAACCGAGTCTTTGAGTTACCAAACCCATTGGCGTTAACATATGTAATAAATTCTACCACCCCCTTCAAATCAAAGTAGCGGAGGAGCGTCATGTATTCGCCGCAATGTTGCGCCACCTTCATAATTTTGTCGTAGTCCTCGTGCAAATAATGCGGCAGCATAACAAGGCCATCTTTGTTGATTATAGGAATAGATTTTTTGCAGTCATGACTAACAATGTTGCAGATCTCAGCCCCGCGAAATTTACTCAGGAAATCAGGCAATGTTTCAGTCAGGTCGCCTTGTTTTGGCAAAGTTGCAGACGATAATACTACGTTAGGAATGCAATTTTTCTTCCAGTTTTTCCGAATGGTCGCATGAAACTCGTGCTCTTCATAGTCAAGTGTAATAGTGGGTTCATCCCAATACATGATAATATCGGTGGCTTTGAAGAACGCAAGCATATAATACATGGCAGGCAGGTAAGATTTAATGTCGCAAATCATGATCTCTACCTCACTGCCAACGCTATTGTCAACCTTTCCGATACCACCAGTGCGTCTGTTTATCGTGTACTCCTTTGCGGCAAAATAGTGCAACCGAATATCATCCGCACTGGCACATCCAAATGCGAATGCAACCTTTTTATTGACGGAAATGGCCGCTCGCGCCAGCGCTAATCCCACGTGTCTTGCTGCGCAAACAAATATAATCCTCTTCTGCTCAGATAGCGCAATTGGCGTGAGAGTTTTGCCTGTCCCGGTTGGCGCCATATACAAAACCAACTTGGGGCTCGGGTTCTTGCACACTGTAAATATTTCCTTCTGGTGTTCATACAACAACAAATCGTTGTATTTTAATAGACTCTCATTCTTCTCAATAAATTCCACACCATTTTCAATGAGGGTCAACAGAGAGGTGTCGCGTTCTAATACGATTAACACGCGATTCGCAAGCTCATTAATATGGCGATTCACGCGGGCAATACTGTTTCTCATCAATTTGTACAGCGTGAAATAGTGAAAGTGGAACAATTTTATCTTGTTTTCCTTTTTGTTGAAAATGATATTTTCTATATGACTTAACAGCACATATTCGTATAAGTCATTCTGTTTCAATGAATTTTCGTCATACCTTTCTAACCGAATCCTTTGCCCCGAATTTAATTTAACGTCTGTGTCGCTTTTCATTGGCTTGTATTCCTTGAATATCTTCTTCAACTCGACCTCAATTTTGTCACCACGCTCGCGCAAATAATTATTATATAGATAGTCCTCCATCTTTTCTGAATATTCTAGCTTTAAGAACGTAAAGATAGAATTCTTATTGTTTACCCTAATATTTACATTATGATAACCACCAACGATTAGTTTTAAAATTTCTATTTCTTGCGGTGCAACTGGAACCTCAATTGATTCCCATTCTGACTTGTTGAGTTTGCGTTGTTTCAAATCCATTTGTGATGCGATTACTGTAATTTATGCAGATAGCTTTAAGTTTATTTTAATTTCAATTTTTTTTAAAATTGAGTTGAAAGAATATAAATAAAATGGGAGTATTATGTATAATTGCCGGGATGTCTAACAACGCATACACGATTGTTTCTATTGAAGGGAATATTGGCTCGGGGAAGTCAACGCTGTTGGCAAAGTTGCGCGAGACATATGCTAACGATGCAAATATTGTATTCTTGAAGGAACCGGTCGACGAATGGGAGAAAATTACAGACGAAAACGGCGTGACAATTTTAGAAAAGTTTTATGCGGACCAGGAGAAATATTCGTTTGCCTTTCAAATGATGGCATATGTTTCCAGGCTAAAGGTTTTGCGAGATGCGCTTAAAAATATTAGTGACTCGCAACAGGCCCAAAAGAGAACCATTTTGATAACAGAAAGAAGCTTGTATACGGACAAGTTGGTATTTGCAAAGATGCTTTATGATAGCGGCAAAATTGAACATGTAAATTACCAGATATATTTGAACTGGTTTGATACGTTTTCCGGCGAATTTCCGGTTCACAAGGTAATTTATGTAAAGACCGCGCCTGAAAATTGCTATGCGCGAATTGGCAAGCGATCCAGAGATGGCGAGGGGAATATTCCGTTGGATTACTTGGACAAGTGCTCGCAATACCACGATAAAATGTTGGACCTATCCGCAAAGGAATGCGTTTGCGGCAATCAAATAATATTGGACGGCAACATTGATATTTACGAGAATAAAGCACAACTGGACGACTGGGTTTACGATATAAGCGCGTTTATTGGTGCGCAAGGTGTACCTGATCTGTAAACAATTAATTGCAAAACAAATATAATAAAAAACAAAAACAAACAAACCCAAAAATAAAAACACAACCAACAACTGGTTATGTTTTTTATTCGTATAATATATTGTAAAAATATATAATAAATAGTAAACGCTATATTTATTATATGTCATCCGTAATCAAAGATCAACCGGTACTCCTGTGTCCGCATTGCAATGAATTTATTATAATTTCACAATTAAATTGTGGCATATTTCGCCACGGTGTCTTCAAAAATAGCGGCAAACAAGTGCATCCCCACGCTTCAAAGGAGGAGTGCGATGAGTACGCAAATCAGGGCTTAATATACGGCTGCGGTAAACCATTTCGCATCACACTAATTAATAATAATTATGAGATAGAATGCTGTGATTACGTTTAGCATTCCACCTTTTTACATTTATAATACGTATTTACCCCAAGACATACCTCTTCCATGCCAATACTCTTTTCTATTTAACTCAATAATCTTGTTTTGTTCTAAATGTTCCGTCCAAGTTCTTGTAGGGCCAATAGTATGTACTGCTTCCCAACTTTTTGTAAATATGGTATCATCAACAGCAACAATGGTATCTTTATGTGCTAAATGAAAACAATTTTCCATATCTGCCTTTGCTATTTCATAATCGTGGCCACCGTCAATAAATATAATATCAAATTTATTATCTTTGTTATTTTGTAAATAAACGGGAATAGTTGTTCTGCTATCACCGAGAATTAAATTATGTCTATTAGGGTAAGTAGCATCTATATACTCTTTTGCGGTTGTAACATAATCGTGCCCTCCTAAATCAAATGATGTTAACGTTAATTCTTTATTATTTTGTAAAAATACTTCAGCAGAATGTCCTGCGTTAAATCCGATTTCCATTACATTTATATTTGGTTTATTTGTCAAAAATATTAAATCCTCTACTTGTTGCGGAACTTGTTGACTATATCCTTCAAAAGAATGAAAACCTCTACTATTCAAGAAAGATGTAATTGACATTTTATAATACTTTAAAATATTATTAGCGGTATATCTAAACGTAAAAAGCGATAATTGTAAAAGGGTGCAAAAACAGTATTAGCGCGTGTATATATCCAGCACAACCGGGAAATGATCAGAATCATATGTCCCGCAATATTCTTTGTATTCATGATAAATAAAAGTATCGCCAATATTTTTCCTTATCGCATCCGTAACCAATATGTGGTCTATCATTGAGTAGTCGTTATTTGACGATGTACCGCAGTTATTGTCCGAATCCCACCAATCGCTGTATCTGTTACTTTGTGTAATAGTTTCGGCAATACTGTAAAGCTGATATTTGCCAGCATGGTCGCCCTTATATCCCTTCAAAATATCAAGAACCATTGATGTGGGCTTATCACTATTCAAATCGGGCACCTCTGCGTCAAAATCATTAAAGTCGCCAAGCACAATTATTTCATAATCATTCTGAATGTAATCCGCGATGACAGTCTGTAGAACTGATGCCTGCGCCTCTCTCTGTGCACATCGCGACGCCTCGGTTGGAATGGCCACAAGATGCGCGGCAATAAAGGCAATATTCATGCCGCCGAATTCAAATTCCGTAATATAATGTTTGCTAACGCCCGATGAACTTGGCGGGCCTGTGTAGCCGCATTTTGACCCGGGAATGGGATAATTATACCTGTCCTCTGTTCTGTATAGGCTTTTTGACGGGTCAACGCGGGTCAACATACCAACATTCTGCCCCGTACTACTATCAGTGCCTTTTTTTAAGTACGACATGTAAGATGGGCCGAGTTGAGCCTTTAACATGTTGAGCTCGTCACATCCCTCTATTTCACAAAAATTAATAATATCCGGATTCAGCGCTTGGACTCTTTTCACAACAGTGTTCATGTGGGTTTGTGCCGCTGTCTCATTCTTCCAAGTGCAGCCATCGCCAGGACAGTTCATTTCACTGTAGTAATCAATAAAAAGCCATTCCACATTGTACTGAACAATACGTAGTTTGGTCTTGTCGCTGCGTCTATCTGCAATAGTGGTTACCGCAGGACATTCAGTGTCAGCAAAGGCGACATATGAAAATAATGCAAGCAATAAAAGTAGTTGTAGCATGCTCTTTATATTAGTCTACATAAAATATATTTAATACGTTTCTTGTATCTTCTTGCATGTAATGCATTTTAAATAAAAATGAACTGACTTTGGCCAGCATTCAGTTGTAATATAATTGCCATGCTGCCCCACATTAAATGCGCTATTCAGGACGACCCTCCTAAAATCAATTCCAAAGTTGCGTTTAGAATGAACTTTGACGGATGTAGCAAGGGAAATCCTGGATTGTGCGGAGCCGGTGCAGCCATCTATCACGACAATGACGAGTTGTGGGGCGGTGGGCTCTTTGTGGGGGTAAATGCAACCAACAATCGCGCCGAGTATTCCGGGCTTATATTGGGCCTGCAAAAGGCATTGGAGATGAATATAAAGGAACTTCATGTTCAAGGCGATAGTCAGCTCGTTATTAATCAAATGACGGGAAAATACAAATGCGGTTCTCCGAACCTACTTGATCTATATGACACCGCAAAGGCCTTAGAAAAGGGGTTCGTTAAAGTGCATTACGAGCACATATTAAGAAATTTTAATAAGCGAGCAGACGAGCTCTCTAATATTGCGGTAAAGGATTACAAGCCAAATGGCGCCGCTTAATACTCTAATAACTGAATATTTAATGTTTGTCGGGGTTTATATTTTAAAATGTCCAGCTCCTTTTTTGTTGTCGGGAACTCGGCGGCCCCATATATGTCCTGCAACATGAGCCATTCAAACAGTCCGCCCGTGTAAATATATACATTATAGAATCCCAGCGAAACAAGCTGCTTATATTTGTCGTATACTGTTTCGTCATTACAATTCCGACCATAAATAATTATTTTGACACCCTTATTGTTTGTCCTGATAAACGTATTAACAAGTTCAGCCTCTTTATGAATGTTAACTGTATTTGGGAGCAGACAACCCTGTTCAGCCTCAGTTAATGTGTTGATTAGTCTATTTGCTTCTGCATTTTTGATTACATATTGAATATCTTCATAGTTTATTTTTTGAATTGATTGAGAATTTCCCATACTATATCAGTTACTTAATTTTTAAATATTATACCCCGCATATATTTAAAAATAATTATACAAAATTTTATTCCTCTCTAAACAATAGTTTATCAACCGTTGTTCTCACGCAAAACAGCCAATGCAGTGCAATCCCTGTCACAAATAATATCAGTAAAATGCTGGAAAAGTAATAGCTGGGCGCAAACAAATGAATAATATAGGCCCCAATAATGGTCAGCAAAACGTCTACAATGGCTATATTGAATATCCGAATAGAATGCGGTCCCTCCCCAACCTTGCCCAGTATGTTCTTGTATTCACACAACATATATTACACATATAATGTTTTACAAAATTATATGTAAAATACGGAACAAATAATAATGAATATACAGCAGGTGAGTTATTTCTTAATTTTATATTCGGTACTTTCATAAGAGTAATACGTGGTCGGTGTCTCCAGACGATATTAATTATTACTGAAATTGGTTCTCTGCAGCAGCAAGTCTGGTTGCTAATATCGTGTTTTTACTCTCCAACTCACCTATTTTTGCGTTCAGTTCCTTTATACTTTGTATCATAGGCGCAATTAATTCTGAATAACCTAGGGTTAGTTGGTCAGCGCCCCCATTGACTTTGTGGTCTTGGTATCCTCCAAAATCAACTCCCATGGTATCCATAGCTACTTTTACTTCTTGGGCAATTAACCCATGATGGAAACGTTTACCCGCGGGGGTATCATCGCTGGAATTTCTTAGACTACATTTATAATCTACTGGACGAAGTTGGCTAATAAAATCCAGCCCTATTACAGTGTCACGAATTTCGCTTTTATCTCTTGCATCTGAAATAGTATTATATTGACCACCAAAAACAGTATTGACTCCGGTGCCCAATACTATCTGGTTGGAGTCCGTCGCAACACTTCCCACGCCTATGCATGTTGTATTATTAAAGGATTTAGATGAAGAACCTCTTCCTGCCCGATAACCAATAAAAGTATTATTACTGCCAGTATTGTTATTTCCGGCCGACGTGCCGACAGCAGTATTGTAACTACCGTCTATGTTATCCCACAACGCACCGTGTCCAATAACCGCGTTGCCTGAACCCGTTCTACAAGAAATAGCAGCATTGTGTCCCACGCCAACGTTATTACTGCCGGTTGTGAGCTTTCCAAGAGCAACATTACCAACGCCAATATTACTGGAACCGCTGAACGCTGAATCTGTAAAACCTCCGGCAGCAGTTAAACCTAACGAAACGTTTGATTTTGCGTCTCTCTTGAATGTAGTAAGAATAGTTGATGCGTTAACCTTATCTGTTATAGCCTGAACAGTTGTTGTGCGCAAGTTTAGTTTTGCTATTTCATTGCCAATCGGCGTTGGAGAGCCGGATTGTACCCAATACAAATAAGCTCGTTTTGCCCTACCAGACATTATATATTAATAATAAGATAATAAATGTGCGTATTATGTGTTACATTGTTCTAAACAAACAAACAAAAATACACAATGCTTACAACGACGACCAATTAAGTCGCCCGCGTTGAGACCTAAACGTTTATCCGCGGGCGTAAAGGCTATCAATAGAGTTTGCTCTACTTTAGACACACGCACTTAATGAAACTGGACGACGATCTCAACCTCCTCCTTTTTAATGCTTTTTGTGGCCGAAATGGACAGCTCCTCTCTCTTCTTGCGGGTTTTGGCATTTTCAGTTATGCTGTCCTTTCTTTTTGATGTGCTATTACGACTATTCATGTCCTTTTCTATGGTATCATAATTTTCTTCAATATACTCAATTACCTTATTTTCAATGGCCCACTTGAAGAAATTCAGCTGACCAATTGTAGTTTCAATGCATGTACCATTTTTATAGGGCACGCTTATTCTATCCCACCGACAAAAAGGATCAAATCGCTTTTTAGAATACGCCTTTAACTTGAGTTTGTAATCAAAGTAAACCTTGAAGCGGATCATGTGACCATTTGAGTCTTCGGTCGTATACAATGTGTAGTATTTCTTGGCATAGTTGGTAGCAAACCAGTCTACGATCCGCAGAGAGATTTTTGACTCGCCAGTAATAATCTTTAGCATTCTACTAAGGCGATTATCCGTTTTGTAGAACTCCAAAAGGTTATTTAGTAATAATTCATTTTGCGTAGTATAATTTGCAACCGCACTCATTATGTAAAATGTTTGAATTTTATTTAAGTCGTTTGTTGAAAATACTATTTATTTTGCAAAAATAAAAACTAATACTATTATATAAAATGCAGGACCTTGTTGCTACGTTTTTTGGACCTTTGAGCAAGCAATCGTGTGTTTACTTCCTCATCTTGTCTATGATCTTCTTCACAGTATTGGTATTTACATTACTAGCAGATTTGTACTTTATTATCAAGAATTACAAGATAATGAACTACAAGTTTGTTCAGGGAGGTACCCTAATTGGATTTAACCTATTTATCGCATACTTTGTTAACCGATTAATGTACACCATGTGTGCTAAATCACTCATCTAATAAAATACATCTAATGACGATTTAGGAGTTTTTTGCAGTTGCCCGATTCTCTCCCTGCGTCGTATTAACCGGCTTTAAAAACTGATCCCGTATTGAAATATCGTTGACGTAACTACTCTCACCCAAAAATGGGTTGAATCCGATTTGCTGAATCATATCCCTTCCAGCAATCTTGGTGTCCAACTCCTCCCGTTTGTTTGAGACCTTAAACGCAGCCCCTGATCCGGCCTGTGTTTGGTTTAATATATCCCACGTATTTTCATCATGATTTAATGCGGACGTATATGCTGCAGAGTCCATATCTTTGCTAAACTGTTTATTCTCTAATTCTTGGACGTGTTTTAAACGCCTGGATCTTTCGTATGGTTCGCCTTTAGTCCATTTCCATTCCATCTTAATAATATACATAAATTGTATTTTATATTATTAACAATCTAACTTATTGCATTTGCTTTATAATATTTAGCTGTTTTGTAAATAAGAACTTTTCGTCCGTTCTTCGTCGTCGTTTTAAATTACATTCAAGGCACGCCAGATGGAAGTTTGTTAGATTATGTCCCAGATCGTTGTTAATTCGGTCAACCGACCATTGGCGACTTTCTCTCGAAATGTCATAGATAACATCCATTTCTCCCCTGCAGTAGCGACACTTTAACTCACATTCTACCATTTTAAGGATAACAGACTCAAGAGTTAAAAATTGGGGCTCATCGTACCGTTTCTTTATCCTATCTTGTTGTTTATATCCTGAGATCTTTTTATTAATTTCTTGCAGCGCAATTTTTGACACATCATCCTCATTGTGGCAAAACCCATTATTGAATATATTCTTGACCATTTGCAGCTGATTTAAATATTCAAAGTTCTCATTTGAAAAGCTCCATTTCTCGGATTGCACGCGTTTTTTCGCTATTTTCATTGCACCTGGTTCGCTATTTAAATTCTTAATTTGGCGTTTGTTATGTATGCCTGATATACGTATTATTTTTGAGTTATCTTCCATATATGGTATGAGATATAATATATTTGGGCACTAAACTGATATAAACCTTTCCAATAAATATATATTTTGCGAAAATAGGTTAAACTCAACTCCACATACTAATATATAAATACCATGGAAGAATTACCCATCACAGGCGACGAATGCCATGAGCTTAAACATATTAAATACAAGACAATGCTTTTAAATGGTATACCAACAAATGAAACCAAACCCTCTAATGATATGTCAAATCTTGAAAAATTTCTTGAGGCGGAAAAGACGAATAATGGGAATGAGCCGTGGTGCAAATTAAACAAGACGAGTAAACTCAAAAAATTAGGTGAGTATGTTGAAAACTATAGCAAGACAAATAGTTTAGACGAAGGTGAGGTGAAACATCTTACTGCATTTTTAAAGGATAGTTTGGATAAGAAACGGTTGTCGCGCGTTAAAGACGTTATTTACGACAAGGTCGCTGGATTAATTAAGGACGTACCTGCTCTCGCTTACAATAAATCAACACGACATTTTACATTAAAAAACATTGACAAGCGAGTTTCTACGTTAAAGTCGCTTGCGCCGAAAAAAGGCCCCGTGACACCCCGCGGCAAATCTGCCTCATCAATAATTGGCAAGATTCCCGCTGCAGAGCCAACTGAAAAATAATACAGGGGGGACCCACCCATATGTGTTTTGTGTTTAATATACTGTCTAATTATATTAAAAACATTTAAACTACTATATAGTAATATAGCATCATGTTAATTTCTGAATTAGAAGAGCTATCCGATAGTATAGACTCGTTAATATTTGAAGACGAACCAACCATATTTACGGATGATTATGCGGCGGAGTTTGTTGAAACCGCGCTACAATTAATGAGCGAATATGTGGAACTACACCCACAATCTATTTTTGACCCAGACTTTCGCGAAGCCCTGTTAGAAGAAACAAAGGACCTCTTATATATTCAAATGGAAGATTACATTAATGATAGCAATAGCGGAGATGATATTGAAGACGATATGGACGACATTCTTCATGACGCGCTGACCATTTTTTTATCCACGTTCTACCCCGATAAATTACACGCTATAAATACAGACGAAGAAATTGGCGATATTGAAAAGAAAATACAGAGGCTGCGCGATACCCCACAGCCAGTTCAGCGAACTCCCGAGTGGTATCAGTTTCGGTGGAATCTAATTACCGCCAGCAACGCATGGAAGGCATTTGAGACGCAGTCCAGCATCAATCAGTTAATCTATGAAAAATGCCAGCCGTTAAAATCCGCCGACGACGAGAATGAGGAGGAGGTCAAAATGATTAATGTAAACTCGCCGATGCATTGGGGGCAGAAATACGAGCCGGCAACTGTCATGGTATATCAGCACAATTACAATACGACTGTGGAGGATTTTGGCTGCATTCAACATCCGCGGTACTCGTTTGTAGGAGCATCTCCTGATGGCATTGTTGTGAACCACGACTCTGACCGATTTGGACGAATGTTGGAAATTAAAAACGTGGTCAGTCGCGAGATCAACGGCATTCCAAAGAAGGAATATTGGACTCAGATGCAGCTTCAAATGGAAGTATGCGACCTGGACGAGTGCGATTTCTTAGAAACCAAGTTTACAGAGTACCCCGACGAATTCTCATTTCAAACAGATACAAAGGTGAACGAGGATGGTGAACGCGAGTTACTACTATCGGCCGACAACAAGACAAAGGGAATCATTTTGTATTTCAATACGAAAGAAGGTACGCCATTTTATAGTTATAAGCCGCTTGATATTGTTACCCCCGATGACATAGACGAGTGGGAAGAAACGGAGCTCATCAAATACGAATCGCCGCAATATAATTATACCTTTTTGAAATTTATTTACTGGAAACTCGAAGTGTTAAGTTGTGTTCTCGTGTCGCGCGACCGCAATTGGTTTAAAAATAATATTCAACAGCTGGAAAAGGTGTGGAAGATTATTGAAGAAGAGAGAGTGTCCGGTTACTCACATCGGGCACCAAATAAGAAACAGAGAAAGGAGCCAGCCAAACCTTTTGTTGATGAGCCGACACAGGGTTGTTTATTGTATTTTACCAAGATCATCAAGGTAGATACAAGCGGAACATAATAAGAAGAGGAATTAATATAGAATATTCTGCATATCAGTTCTAAATGGCATAAGATTTACCTGTGTATCAAAATATCCTACGCGCGTGCCACTATTTGGGTCAAGCGGCGGCAACGGTGTGACAATGTTAGTGTGCGGCTTATCGTCGTGATACAATGCTCCACAAACGGAAGCAGGCATGCACCTTCCTATATCTGGATTTTTAGGATACCGGATATTATTCGTTTCTTGTTCAAAAGAACCTACCTGGAATACGGGATAATCCATCCAAATATCATTTGCGGTGTCATTTGAAAGTTGATTCTTACCAATTGCAGGGTATGTGTCTTGAACCAACACGCGGGTCTGTGCGCCCGGAACATCACCCATTGCGCCGGCTAAAGTATAATTGGAATATCCCTCGGGCCTTCTTTGAGAAGAGAGCCTTTTATACAAAATGGGCAGCCCTACCGACAATACTAAAATAAGAAATAAGAATAGCGATTGATACATGTATATATATGTTTTAGATAATTTATTTAGATAAATTATTTAAGGTGCAAATTTATAGAAGAAAGGGTTTAAAACTATATTACGTTTTAAATTAACAACAATCATGGACAGTTCTGCTGAAATGAGAGTAACTAAGCGCGACGGGATATTACAGGATGTATCATTTGATAAAATTCTTGACCGGGTCAAAAAATTAGGACACGAGGCCGGGATCAATATCAACTATTCATCGCTCGTCATGAAAGTAATTGACCAATTATACGACAAAATTCCTACATCAAAGATAGACGAGTTGGCGGCAGAACAGTGTGCATCTCTATCTACGAACCACCCAGATTATGCAGCATTGGGCGCACGCATTAGCATTTCAAATCATCAAAAGAATACCAACCCGTCCTTTGTGAAGGTTGTCAATAATTTATATAATTTTACGAACATTCATGGAAAAACTAAGCCCCTCGTATCGGATGCCTTATTCGCATTTACCAACAAATTTGGCGAACAAATTGAAGCCATGATTGACCACAATCGCGACTATTTAATTGACTATTTTGGGTTCAAGACTCTTGAAAAGGCATATCTATTTAAAACGAATGATGTTGTAATTGAACGCCCGCAACATATGTGGATGCGCGTTGCGATTGGAATTCATTGCGAATCGCAGTGTAGCAGCGATGAATGTTTGCAATTGGTTAAGGAATCATACGACTTAATGTCCCAAAAATATTTTACTCACGCAACGCCGACGCTGTTTAATGCCGGGACGCCGCGGCCGCAACTATCCAGTTGCTATTTAATTGCCATGGAGGACGATAGCATTGACGGTATTTATAATACACTTAAGGATTGTGCCTCTATTTCTAAATATTCCGGCGGAATCGGCCTTCACATTCATAATATTCGCGCAAAGGGATCTTTTATTCAAGGAACGAACGGAAAAACGGATGGGCTCGTGCCCATGCTTCGTGTGTTCAACAGCACAGCGCGTTATGTGAATCAGTCGGGGAAAAGAAATGGGTCGTTCGCAATATATTTGGAACCGTGGCACGCGGACATTGACGATTTCTTGGAACTAAAGAAGAATCACGGCGACGAAGAATTGAAGGCGCGCGATCTCTTTTATGCGCTTTGGATTTCTGACCTTTTTATGGAACGTGTCAAGGACAGTGCAAAATGGTCGTTGTTTTGCCCGAATGAATGTGCGGGTTTGTCTGACGTACACGGCGACGCATTTAAGGAGTTATACACAAAATACGAGTGTGAAGGTCGCGCGCGAAAAACTGTCAATGCACGCGACTTATGGTTCCGAATTTTGGATGCACAAATGGAGACAGGAACGCCCTATTTATTGTTTAAAGATGCGGCAAATAAAAAATCCAATCAGCAAAACCTCGGCACGATTAAGAGCTCCAACTTGTGTACTGAAATAATAGAATACTCCGATGAAAATGAAACCGCTGTATGCAACTTGGCGTCTATTGCACTTCCTTCCTTTGTGGACCCAGCCACAAAACAGTTTGATTATGCTAAATTGCACATGGTTACAAAGGTGGTCACAAATAATTTAAACCGTGTGATTGACATCAATTTCTATCCAACGAAGAAGACCATGCGCAGCAATTTACGTCATAGGCCAATTGGTATCGGGGTTCAGGGGCTGGCAGACGCATTTGTTTTAATGGATATCCCATTTCATTCAAGCGATGCAATTGAAGTTAACAAACTGATATTTGAGACCATCTACCACGGCGCGCTTGAAAAAAGCAATGAAATTTCTATTGCACGTCGTTCGCATATTCGCGGCCTATTAGATGATAGCAATAGACCGAGTTTGAATAGTTATTTAAATGAATATGATATTCAGTTACTATCTGCGGCCGATGACCGACACATTGGCGCATACAGTTCATTTGCGGGGTCCCCCACTTCAAGCGGAATTCTTCAATTTGATGCGTGGAATGTGACCCCTACTGACCGATACGACTGGGCGGGCCTTAAACAGTCCATTGTAGAGAATGGTATTCGCAATTCGCTGCTTGTCGCTCCCATGCCAACCGCATCTACGTCGCAGATTCTCGGATACAACGAATGTTTTGAGCCCTTTACGAGCAACTTGTACTCGCGGAGAACATTGGCCGGCGAGTTTGTGGTTGTCAACAAGTATTTAATGAAGGAGCTTATTGCACTTGGTCATTGGAATGAGCAAATAAAAAATAACATTATTGCAAATAAAGGGTCTATTCAACAATTAACTGTTTTGCCGGAGCACATTAGAAACAAGTACAAAATTGTGTGGGAGATCCCTATGAAACATCTCATTGATATGTCAGCAGATCGCGGTGCATTTATCTGTCAAAGTCAGAGCCTGAATCTGTGGTTAGAGGACCCCACTTACAGCACGCTAACCAATATGCATTTTTATTCGTGGAGAAAGGGATTGAAAACCGGAATTTATTATTTGAGAAGGAAGGCGAAACATCAGGCCCAACAATTTACGATTGAACCTGAGCTTAATGAGGTGCATAACAACGAGACACACAATAACGATGCGGAAGATATATGTGAAATGTGTTCTGCTTAAAATTTTATATCATATAAAAAATATTTACATGATACAAAACAACAACTATTATATCTAATCTCTATATACTCCGACTAAAGGGCATTACGCGCCCGAATCAACTCCTTATATTTATTGCACATCTTATTCAGGTCTACCTTCTCGGTCATCATCACATAACATCTGAGAGTCACGAGAATATCTGTTAACGAGTTGTGCAGATTGTTTGGCATAGTCTGAAACAATTTTTGATGCAGCTCAATTAACTTTGGAAATTTATTATATTCTTTACCCAGCTTAGTCACGGCCTTGATGGCACACAAATCTATGGATTCATGCAGCGTGCAATACGTGTTTTTAAAATTCGCAATCTGGTGTAAATTATTTTTATTGGTACCAATGTCATCGCATTCACTATTTGGGGAAGCATCATAAATCATTCGGAGTAATTCCACAATAACCAAATTTACATCAAATGATATGTTATGTCCCACAAGTCTATCTGCCGTCTTTAAGTCGCGAAAGAATCCCCGCAATGCGTGGCTCAAACTGACACCCTCTGTTTGCGACATTTGATTTGTAATCCCATGAATGGCCGTTGATTCTGCTGGTATATTTATGCCGGCACCCACCTTTACTATGTTGTCTCCAACGACAAGCACGTCGTTCAATTCTGTATCATAAATTAGATAACTAAATTGAACAATGTGAGGCCATAAATGAAGGGCGTCGGGGTTAATAATTTTTGTCTTTGGGAGACCTGTGGCCTCCGTATCAAATACTAAAACACGCATTTAATTAAATTAATTAGCGGTAAGGTTTTAAGCCGTTGCATTGAAAGTATTTGTTGTCTTTGTGCGTTTGTTCGTTTCAATTTTATTCGTAATTAGGCTGTTTATTGTACGGGATTAGCAATTAAAATTCTCCTTTGCATATCCAATGACGGCACATGCAATTCTTTTACCGGCATTTCCCGTCTTTAAGCTCTCGGCGTTTCCTCCATGCCCACAATCATCCTCATCAGCATGAATAATCAACCCTCTACCAAGAATATTACACCTTGTGCCTCTAAGTTTGACGCCGTTATCGTAAAAACTATATACTGCCTCTCCTTTTGCGTTGGTACTCAAATTACCTAAATCGCCGATGTGTCTCTCTTTCATTCCGGGACATCCATGTGTTTTTCCATATGGGTTGAAATGAGCACACATGCTGGTGCATTTGTCGGTCAGATCTCCCGCCTCGTGAACGTGAAATCCATGAAGGCTGTTTGGCGAGAGTCCCTTTATACTTACATCAATTCTAACACGATTTGCGTCTACATCTTCAGTAAAGCGGACAGTTCCCTTAATGTTGTCGTTATTAAATACCGCAATCGCGTAAACCGCACTCACGTAAACCGGGGTTAAACCTTTCATGTTTGCCATGTTATTTACTTACTCGCTATAAAATATTTTGGGAGCAGCAACCAAAGAAAAGGGTATGTATGCCCGTAAATAATGTTGTTTATTGTATATTTATTGTATATTTATGGTATATTTATCGTGTAAATTTTACACATAATTTTTACATGTACCAAAGCTTCGCCGGTGCCAAATAGTAATGCCGTGTTCCTTTATACCGTCCAAATGACGCTTTGCACCATAACCCTTATTAGAATCTATACCATAATGCTCAGACAGCGTCGGATTCTGTTTGCACAATTCTTCAATGTAGCGGTCCCGCTCCACTTTTGCCAGTATAGATGCCGCCGCAATTGCAGCGTATTTGTTGTCGCCGCCTTCAATTGTTACATGCGGGATCGTTTCAATCCGATTCGTTGCCTTGTTTAAATATGTTACTGGTTTAAAATAATTACCATCAATTAACAGGTGAATCGAATAATCCTTTCTCTCTTCCTTCCCGTCCTCCTTTGACTTTTTGACAAACTGTTTCCTAACTTCTGCTATTGCACTGTGCATGGCCGTCTGCGTTGCCTGTAAAATGTTTATCTCATCAATCTTCTTTTCGTCTTCAAAACTGATGTACCATGCCAGCGCGTTTTCCTTCACATATTGCGATGCCTCTTCTATCTTCTTTTTTGAATGAAATTTTTTGCTGTCCTTTACCATTGAACAATCAAAACTGCCATCTTTAGGTAAAATCACTGCCGCCGTATACACTCTGCCAAATAGCGGGCCGCGCCCCACCTCGTCTACTCCGATTTCAAATATACTCGGGTCTTCATTATAACACAATTTCAATATGGGCTGAACAACCTTGCGTTTGACGGTTTTCGCCTTCTTAGCAATGGTATCTGCGCACTCGGATTCAGACGAGTCGTCAATAATTTCTGCACACTTGTAGTCGTCGGACATGCTAACATATAATAATAGTATAATTCGCGTATTGCGATTCAATTTTAATATAATATATGTCTCAAACTTTTTTCACCATATAAATTATACAATGAATACTGACGCATTATTTCTTTTCTTAATTCTACTATTAGGGTTAGTTTTCTGTTCAGTTTTAGGAGGTAATTGTGGAGCCGAGGGATTTGATTCGGGAAATACAGACGCTACGTCCAATAACTATTCCCCTTCTACAAACGGAGCTTCTACAAGCGGTGCCGTCAATTATGATAATTATAACCACTATAGCGGTTCTTCTACTCAATTGGCAAATGGAACAACCTTTTATGGTAAGAATGGCGGATATGTTGTAGTCAGTTCTAACCAAGACGGATCTCAGGGTCTGCGGGTTGTGGTTGCAGGAGGTGCTAAGCCCATCTCGTTTTCGTCGCAAAGCCAACCAATGCAAAGCCAACCAATGCAAAGCCAACCAGTGCAAAGCCAACCAGTGCAAAGCCAACCAATGCAAAGCCAACCAATGCAAAGCCAACCAATGCAAAGCCAACCAATGCAAAGCCAACCCAATCCAGGTGATAATAGCAGCGCCACATTTTATGGCCCGAATGGCGCATCGGCTACTGTGGCTATGAATGCAAACGGCCAGCAAT